TTTGAGTAGATTGAACGCACGTCATAGTGGGTCATAGCTTCGTCAATCGTAGCGATGAACTGTGTGCTAATGAGTAAGTCATCCACTGTCACAATGCGCTCACCGTGTTTGATTGCATCAGCTTGAATTAGCGTACCTGCCGTGTGGTACTTTGCAGAACCAGTGCCCGTTAGTGGGAATGATGCAGACTTACCATTGGAAATAGTACGAGTGCGGTGTAGGGGCATGAAGACGTTTTTCTCTTCATACGCTGTTAATACTTCCCCTGCGTATAGCTTGAGGAATAAGGAACGATCATCACCTGTCGCGTTTACTTGGCCTAATCGTGATGTTGTTTGGTCTGTTGGAAATGCCATGTTATTTGTACCTATTTAAAAAAAGTAATTTATAAGTTTTTGAGATTGTTTACTCAGCTACTCTTACTTCCTTTCCCATAAAGATTGTCCACCGCAGTGGGTCGATAGATACTTGGAATAAAGTTGTTGCTTAATTAAACGAAAAAAACCCCCGAAGGGGCTTAAAGATTGCGGAGACAGAATCTAAAGTACGTTGCTTCTTGATAATTTAGAGGCTACGGACTGTCGATATGCAGAGTCTGTGCTGTACCTTGGGTCACGCATTGCTGCGGTTAACTGGGCGGCAGAATCAAAGACCCCACCTGTTACGGATTTAGTCTCGCCCATGACCAATGATGGTTCATTGCCGTTAACAGAACGGTATCTAGCTTGCAGACCTTGGATTGCAAGATTTGCTGTCTCTATGTTGCCGCTATTTACTGCGTCATTGAACGCATCTATAGAGGCTTCAGGTAAGTTATCAGAAGCCCAAGAGGTCATATCTTCATAAGCTTGTTGACCCCCTACCTGTGAAAAGGCTTCTTGTTGCATCTGGGTTGCCACTGCCATTTGACCTTCTATAAATTGGTCAACCATAGTGCGGGGGATACCAGCTTCTAATAAAGAATCATAAGAATCTTCAGTTAGTCCACCTAGCTCTGCGAACTCTTGTGATAAGGAATCAAAATCAATACCCTCTTCTTCAAGCCCTTCAACTATGTTTTCTAACTCTCCATCTTCTAACTCTTCTTCATATTCTTCTTCACTGTCTTGAGAGCCTAGCTTCTGTTCAAGGGATTCATAGGCCGAAGCCATGTCCTCAACAGAGTTAAACTTCTCAGGTAGCCATTCAGGACGGTCAGACACATTAGGGTTATCAAGACCATCTGCCTTTTCTAACATATTTAACGTGTGCTGACCGTCTTCAACGGTTTCTTCGTATGTATTTACTGTATCCATTTTTAACTGTCTCCAAACAGATATGTTATTTAGACTTCTTGTTTTGCTTGTTTAAGTGTTCACGTAGGTTTTTACTACCTGACTTCTTAACGTCATCTTTAGTTGCCGTAGAGTAGGACTTGCCACCATCGGCAGGCCAAGTAAACGTAGAAAGACCTGCTTTCCTAGCTTTCTTAAATGCAGCACCAAAGGAACTTGTCGTAGTTGTTTTCTTAGCTGCTGTGGCAGCCACTGGCTTCTTAGCTACTGCGGCAGCCACTGGCTTCTTAGCTGCTTTTTTAGGGTCAACACCTTTGTATCCAGCTTGGCCTTTACGCCCACCTATGCCACCACCTTTGGTGTTTTCAGGGATAAGTGACGCTAGTAAAGAACCTGCTGTAATAGCAACACCTGCTGGCCCTGCAAATCTAGCTGCACCTTTACCAAATCTAGCTAACTTACTTAGTAACTTACTGGGAGTCTTTTTAGATTGTGGGCTAATACGTTCACCAGCGGGGCCAATTTTAGTCCCATCAGGTATAGCTTTAGGCTTAACAGTTCTATTTGTACCTTTTACAACTTTCTCCTGACGACCAACCTTTTGAGTTGCTTTACTCTTGTTAGCGTTAGGGTCTGTAGGGCCGACTGCCTTAGAAGATGTTGATACCTTGTTGCCAGACAATGCCCGTACTAACTTACCCCTTGCTGAAGCCCTTTTAGTTATTTTTGCCTCACCGTTTGGATTAACTGCTGGCTTTTTAACAACCTTCTTCTTAGCTGCTGGCTTCTTCTTCTTAGCTACAACCTTCTTCTTAGCTGCTGGCTTCTTCTTAGCTGCTGGCTTCTTAGCTTCGGGTTTCTTTAGAACCTTCTTCTTCTTAGCTTCAGGCTTCTTCTTAGCTGCTGGCTTCTTCTTCTCTTCTTCCTTTGCTGCACTTTGACCCTTGCTATTAAACTTAGGAACTTTCCTCGCTTTCTTAGCGTCTGCCAGTTCCTTTGCTAAGTCTTTAGCACTGCCTTTAGCTTTCTTTTTTGCAGCTTGTTCAGCTTCAATTTCAGCTATTAGACGTGCGTCATCTGGGCTTCTTATATTAAAATTCTTTATAACTTTTTCTAGTTTAGGGTAGAGCCGTTTTGCTTTAGCCATTTTACTGTTCACCTTGTCCTTGTTTCATCATGCCTTGAGCTACAGGGCCAACAGCTTTCTCAGCCATTTGTGCCATCATTTGTTGTTGCTGTTGCTGCTGTGCTTGCTGCTGTTCTTGAGCCTTTTGTTCGGCTGACTTAACTAAGCCACTGGTATCAATACCTAAAGACGCTCCAAGACGATCAATGTAATCATCAACATTTAACTCACGGGCAATTACGTCCTTACCTAGCGGGGCTAGCATCTGAAGTAACTGAGAGAGTTTGTTGAGGTCTTGACCACGGCCTAAAGCTTCCATGCCTGTAACAATCTGAGGCTTTAAAGTGTCTTTGGGGAACTTAGGCATTTTGCCCGACTTCTCCATGCGACTAAGAAGTAGCTTAACCATTGGGTACTGGAACTCTTGTGAGAGTATTGAGTACACACCACCTAACGCTGACTCAAGTTCCTGAGCCATGTATCGAACTTCTTCGGCAGTAACACGTTCAGCTTTACGCTGGACTGAAGAGTTCATTAGGAATGAGAAAGCAAGTCGTTCACTAATCTCACGCGCTGTATCCTGTGCTACACGGAAGTCATTAAACTTCTGTAACTGGAGTACGGTCACGTCATCGGCACTGCCTGAAGCTATTCCTCCATTGGGAGTTTGTGCGATTACCTTTGGTTTAGTAGTCCCATTCGGGCGTACTAGGAACAACACCTTAGCCGCTGCTGCGGAACCTTCCACAATAGCTTTAGTCAAAGTCTCTAGTGAACTTAAGTCACCTAGAAATTCTTCAACATAACCACGTCCATACGATTCACCGTCAATACGTACCATACGCAATGACATAAATGGTGATTGGTCTAACGGGAATGAACCTTTTGAGCTAGGTATAAGTTGACCTTCGACCTCTTGATACACTTCCCACTTCTTATCGACACGGCACACTTTTGTGAACAGATCAACAGACTTTAGTTGTGACTCTTCGGAAGGTTTTGTAAGCAGCTTTTGGACTTCTTCGGGAAGCATAAGGGGGCTTACAGTTTCTTTAGTAATTATCTCTAGGACATTACCCATTGCGTCACGCTGACATACGTAACGATCTAAACGAAATACACGGACACCACCATCTTTTGGCATGTGGATTAATACATTGCCAGAAGTTATAAGCTGTTTAAGTGCTTCAAATACTGGCACTCTTACTGCGGTAGCTTCAATCTCTTGCATAGCTGCACGTTCAATACGAGCTAATGCCTCTTCTACTTTACCCCTAGCATCATCACCTGCAAGACTCTGAAGATCAAAGTCATCCATCGTTAGACGGAAGAAAGGTGAGTTAGGTGGTAAGAGTGTCATCAGTAGCTTTGATGCTAAGTTGTTGACACCTCTAGCTCCTATTGATTGATAAGGAGTAGAGTATAAAGAAGAACCAGAATGACCTTGTGGGGGCATTAGGGTAGGTATAGTGAGCGTAGCGACTTCCCTTGCTCTATCGAGGAATGATGTACGATCACTTTCAAGTTGTGTATAGCGTTTAGCTACTGCACCATCTGTGGGTAGCATAAGCTAAATTCTCTTTATTAAATTGTTTTAGGCAATGTTTAAACCAACACCTGCACCTGAGACACGTTGGCCTGTTTTGGCTGTACGTAAATTACGCTTGCCTCGTTGTTGCTTGCCTTTCTTGACTGCTAAGATATTTTTTAGACCGTCAGGGTTAGCTATTGCACCAGCAGCCGCCATAGTTGTTTCGGGTAGTTTTGTTGTAGTCTTTGTCCTTGTTGTAGGTGGTATCACAAGAGTAGTTTTTTTAGGAGGTACAACAGCAGGTACAACAGCAGGTACAGATGGTGATACGACATTATCCGCAACCACTGTAT